TAGCCAGCTCCCACTGGAGGGGTAACAGAAGTAAATGTAATTAAATCGCCTGCAGATAATGTGTGAGCAACTTTGTTTACAGTGACAGTTGAACTGGTATTAACTGTTGTAAAGGTTGCTCCAGTTATTGCAGTATCTAATGGAGTAATATCGTAGAATGCATTTTCAAAATAAATTATTAAAGCCTTATTAGTACCTATAGCAGAGTATCTTCTACCATCTAAATCAGCCCAAACAAGTTGATCTCTTGCTGCACCGACTAGTGTATTTGAAGTTATTTGTTCCCAACCTCCTATTTTTTCTGGAAGACCATATCTAAACCTAACAAAATCTCCATCAGTCCACTGGCCTTCAGCTCCAGTTTCTGTGACTTGTTTGTTAAATCCAGGTCTTATCTGTACATTTGTTAAAGGCATGGGGTATTATAACATCTTTAAGGCTTTAAATGAAGAGGCTTAATATTCAATTATTTAAAAAAGAAAAGGAAAAACTGTGGTAAATTTAAGGATTATATTTAATCATTTTGATTTTAAATTATCTTCTTCCGTAAAATCTCCATGTTCTTTTTGATCTCCACACAAACTTAAAGTTTCGGAAACAAAACGCAATAGATGAGTTGAAAACATATATGTGCTTTTTCTTTCTAAACGAAAATTGCCCTTTAAAAAAATTCTTATTCTTTCAGTTAAAGAAAAATTTATTTGTAAATTATTTTTATTGTATTTAAAATTCATAATCTATCCTATTATATTAATTTATTTTTTTGTGTAGGATGAGCTCTCCCATCAAGGTAAAGGTTTGAAAACTTTCCTTGTTCGTTGACATAGTGTAAAAAACATTGAGATTGAAAATTTCCTTCAAATTTATTTCTACCATGAAGTAACTCTCTTCCTAAATAAATTACAGCATCCCCATTGTTTAAATTTATTTCTTTACCTTCTACTATTAACGGCCATTTTGTTCCATCACTTTCAATACATATACTTACACTTATTTCACAAGAGTCCCTATCTTTGTGAAACTCTAAATAAGATTTATTAGTATACATTCTCCAAAAAGAATAAGTAGAAAGAAGTTTAAGATTAGTTTCTTTTTCGATTATAGTTTTTTTAGATAATGAAAGGCTTTCAAATAATTCATCACTATAGTAAGCAGTATTATAGCAAGGATCACTAGGATCAAAAGAATCTATGTTATTAATATGTCTAAATCTACAATAATTTGCAAGTAAGGCTATCTCTTCCCTTGTTAAAAAATTTTTTATAATTTTATATTTAAAGTCTTTTCCTATAGTGCCCATGTTACCACCGTATATCTTGTACCAGTTGTGACTGGTACTACTTTATGAGGATACAAAAAATTACTAGGAAATAAAATTAATTTGTTTGCTTTAGGCTCGATAATTTGAGTGCTTGTTTTATCTGGTGTAGAAAAACATAATTGACCACCTTCATAATTATCATTAATAAAAAAAATACCACTTATCGTTCTAGGTTGTAATCTAAAATGATCTGTGTGAAAAAGATAATGTTGTTTTTTTTCATACTTTAAAACTTGCATACTGTTGATTAATGCATCTACATCTTCACAATTAATTTGTTTTTTATATTCAGTGATTTTATCTTGAAATATTTTTCTTAAAAAATTACCCCAATGAATAGCAGTAAAATTAGTTAAATCGTTTATTAGCTCCCAAGTATCTGCATCTCTTATTTTTTTATTTATTCGACCATCATCAATCCCAGCAGCATCAAATTTAGCATATTGTGATTTACAAACTTCTAAAAAAATTTCTGATGTTTTTTTTGGTAAAACATTTTCAAAAATGACTACAAAGTCATTTAATTTATTATTTATTTCCATGATTTTTTATACCAATATTTTCTTTTATATATATCTATCAATCTCATTCTATACAAAGATGTTACTTTAACCTGATCTATATTATCTTCTTTAACACTCATTTTCCAACTTTCTCTTTTGAAAGGGATTACTTGGACATAAGGAGTTCCTATTTTATATAGCTTATTAAGTGAACCTTTTTTACCTAAATTAAAAACAAAAGGAAAATTAATCTTATCCACAAAAGAATCAGTATCAACAATTGCTGGTAATATTTTAAACTCATCATTTTCTCTATGCATCGGAGGTACAAATAAACAAGAATACCCTGGAGGAGTTTTTATTGTAAATGGATTCATAATTTTTGGAATATGTCCTCCATTGTTTTTTTGAGCATAAAACGATTTCTCCCCACCTACTTGGGCACTAGGGTGTTCTTCTGATGTATTTTGTAGACAGTAGCCTCTTTCAGAAGCTTTATTTAAAAATTCGTTTCTCTGTCCAAAGTGAATAAAATTTACTATTTTTTTTAAACTTTCATTCCAAAAATTTACTTGGCACATCATATCTTGAGGTAGGGGTAATAAATAGCCTGCAGTAATTGAATCTAAAACAGGGATACAAGCTTTAATTGTTGTCTCAAGTGGATTTTGGTAATTAAATTTTTCTATTTTTTTATACCAATCAGGTATGTTTTGTTTTGCAGGAATTGGGTGTATTTCTTTTTCTTCAATAAGATCTTTATGAATTGAAAATGTAATATCTGGCATAAATCATTATGGTAACTCTAGTATACTTTTACTAGAAAAACCACTCTGATTATTAAACCATTTTTGAAAATTGTCAATTGGATAAGATAAAGATTCTATATCAACAGATTCTAAATTATTAAGATAAGCTGTCCATTCACTGCTTGAATTATTTTTTAAATATAATTTCACTGAATTTATTTGATTTTGTAATGATTCATTAAACATTTCTTTAGAAAGAAAGTGATCTAGATTATCTTCATAAACTAAAGAGCCGTCTTGAAGAGTTACATTTTTAATCATACTTGCAACATCTGACCAATCTGAATCATTAGCTTCTACAGCTACGCCATTAATTAGTTGATTTAACATTTGATCTTTAATTGCTTCTGTAGATGCAATTTTAAAAAAATCGTTATTGTTTGTAAAAATTATATATTTTGCCATAATTAACTTCCTGTATTATCAAAGAAAAACAATCCACCAGGTCCGCCACCTTGAGCGTTTCCAGTTGGATGCCCACCTCCACCGTTTCCAGAGGGATTGTTGAAAAAAACTTTGTCTCCAGATCCACCAGCATCATACCATGCTGTTCCACTGCCAATACTTCCAGTAGCACCTGTGGCTCCTCCAGCTGGATTATTAGATAGTCCTCCTCCACCTCCACCATTAATTGAAAATAAATTCGTAACACTTGTTGCTCCACCAGCTCCTCCTGCTTGTTGGAAAGTTCCTGGATTTCCTGCAATACCTATTGCGTAGGGTTGTGAGAAAGGTGGAGTTAAAGCTCCTTGAAAAGAAGCCATTTTACCTGGACCACCAGGGCCACCAGCTCCTCTGTTAGGATTATTATTACCACCAGCTCCTCCGCCTCCTCCACTTATTGCGTAAGCTAAATATCTATTTCCGTTTGATGCTATAGTGCCTGAAGCTGGACCGTATCCTCCAAGAACACCTACCATATTCCCTCCACCAGCAGAACCAGTTGAGGCAGCAGTTAATCTTCCTTGTGCATCTACAGTGATAGAAGCTAAAGTGTAAGACCCAGCACTTACTGATGTGTCTGCTAACTTAGCAGCCGATACTGCATCATCTGCAATCATATCTGTAGTAACTTGAACTTCTCCTACTGCTCCAGCAGAGACTGCTCCAATTACTCTGTTAGCAGTTGTAGTGTCTTGAATTTTTGCATAAGTAACTGCATCATCTGCAATTTGTGAAGTTCCAATTGTTCCTGTAATATTTGCAGCAGCAACTGTGCCTCCTAAAGTGTCTAATGAAATTTCGTTTAAATTTGTACCATCTGTATATGCAGCATAAATTTTTGCAGCATCTAATGTAAATCCAGTTCCTGAAGCAGTTTTAATTGTTAAATTAGTTGGTCCGCTAACAGCAGAACAATCAAATATATAAAATTTTTCTATTGTATCTGGAACAGTAACAGTCGATGCTCCAGTAAGTGAGCCAGTAAATTTAATGACCATATTTCTTGCAGTTGAAATAGTTTTATCAGTCATTGCAAGAGCAAGGTTTCCACCATCATTAAGTGCTAATGATTCAAAACCAGCTACTGCTTGTTGAATTAAGTTTAAGTTATTATTTGTATTATCTCCCCATGTACCAGCGTTTTCGCCAGTGACCATA